TGTTCCTGCGAATAGTATTTTTGGAAGGGCAGTTGGTAGTCATATGCCTCTACAGGAGTACGCTAGATTTTTAAGCAAGAACAGTACCCCATCAGTGAGTATATTTACAAAAATGTATTTTGATGGGAACAGTTCAGTACCGAAGATATTTTTTACCCCAGTAAGATCTTTGGGAGAAACTGAGTTAGACGTTGTGCAAGAGATGATTAACCACTCTGATACGACTAAAGCAATTACGTTGGATTTTTCTAACGTGCAAGAAACGTCCTGTCCGTTTGAGAAGACATCAGGATTTACAATAAGTACTTAATGGAGAATGGCATGAGCTATTTAATAAAAGGAGTGGAAGCACTCTACCCTAAGATCGACAGACCGTATCAATGGTCAGATAAAGAGAACCGTAGTGTACCTTGTAAGCCGCTTGACACAAACGCAGAGTACACGATCAACTTGAAAGTCCCCTACGACAAGGCTTTGCCTTTACGAAAGCTTATGGCTGAAGCTTATGCAGAAAAGAAAGAAGATAAGTGGCCTAAGTTTGTAGATAACTTTAAGGTTTTGGAAGGGTCTGTTAAAGATAAGGATGCGGTTTTTGAGATCAAGACTAAATTAAAAGCAGGATATAATGGAGAGCCAACAAAACCTGTACGTCAGTTTGATGCACAGCAAAACGTGCTACCTGATGATTTTCAGTTGACTACTGGAAGCATAGTCAATGTTGCAGTTACCTTCTCTCCTTATAGTACAGGTACATATCATGGTACAAGCTTACGTTTAAACGCTGTACAGGTCATCCAACTAGCTGCTAGTAATATCACTAGTCCTTTCGAGAAAGAAGAAGGCTTTACCTTTGGGGATGCTAATCCTTTTGTAGAGGTAGAGGAAAAAGTTACTGATGAGATTTTCCCAACGGAAACTTCTGAAGGTGATGGCGAGTGGGGAGAACCAGAGGAACCAAAGAAGGTTGTGAAGAAAGAGAAGTCTTCACCCAAGGTTAAAGATGGCGATGATGATTTAGACGCTATTATTGACGAGTGGGGCGATGATTAATAACCTCTAAAGTTACGCTACAGCTAGGGTGATTTCGCAATCTTTAACCTAACCCTACTCTCTTCCGCTCCGTTGGGGTGGGCGTTATGTTACCCCTTAGCTGTAGCACCTTATTTGGATAGAACATGGATACCAATAATTTTTTACGTGCGGTACTTGGTACTGCAGGGTATTACTGTCTCTTCGCTTCTAATTCAACTACTTCGAAAAGGGTACAACGATTCTATGAAGATGTAGATGTACTTGTAGAAGAAGCCTTAGACTTAGATAGTCTAGGTTACGATGTTTATTTTGGATTAGCAGGGTTTAACGAGAAAGGTTCACGTAAAGCAGACAATGTTAAAAGTTTACGTAGCTTCTTTCTTGATCTAGATTGTGGGCCTAGTAAGGATTACCCCACTAAGAAGGCAGCATTAACTGCATTAAAAGAATTTTGTACGGTTTTAAGTTTACCGAAACCCCTATGTATAGATTCTGGTAGGGGGATACATTGCTATTGGCCTTTGTCGGATAACATTCACCCTGACGATTGGGTACCAGTAGCAGAAAAACTAAAAGCATTGTGCGCCCAGCATAAATTCTATGCTGATCCAGCGGTTACTGCAGACATAGCCAGAGTTCTGCGTGTACCTACTACACATAACTATAAGACAACTCCCCCGGCTGACGTATTTAGGCTGAAAGATAAGGGTATAAAGTTTTTTGACTTCGATAACTTCGCTAAGTTACTAGGTGTAAACACTGTACTACCACCTACCAAGGCTGCACCTACAGGCAGTAATGCTGTTATGGATGCTCTCCTTGGTAATAGAGAAGCCTCCTTCTTTGACATACTAAAGAGAACTAAAGCGGGGCGTGGGTGCGAACAATTAAGGATGATCGTTACAGATCAGGAGAATACTAGCGAACCTCTGTGGAGAGCAGGACTATCTATAGCTAGGTTTTGTGCAGATGGGGAGAAAGCTGCACATCTACTATCTCAGAAACATTCAGACTATGACGAAGAATCTACTAATGCTAAGTTTGGCCCTATCAAAGGCCCATACACCTGTGCAAAGTTTGATGAGTTTAACCCAGACGTTTGCCCTGAGTGCCCTAATTGGGGAGAAGTAAAGTCTCCCATTGTATTGGGTAACCGATACAAGAGAGCTGAAACCAGTTACGAAGATATCCCAGAATACCCTCACCCTTATTTTAGGGGGGAGAGTGGGGGAGTTTACATTAGGCTCTCCAATAATGATGGGGATGTTGATGAGAAATGTATATACCACAATGACCTGTACGTTATACAGCGAGTTGTAGACCCTGAGTTTGGTGAATCAGTAGTGATGCGCCTACACTTACCTAAAGATGGTATTAGAGAATTTACAATGCCACTAAGTGCGGTAACGTCGAGGGACGAATTCCGTAAAACGCTATCCGCACAGGGGGTAGCTGTGATGAGAATGGATGAATTAATGACATACACAACAACTTGGATTAACGAATTACAAGCTAATAGCGTTGCCGATGAAGCTCATAGACAGTTTGGGTGGACTAACGATAAACATGAAGCCTTCATACTAGGCAACCAAAAAATACTTCCAGACACTATAGAATTTAACGCTCCTTCTAACCAGACCCTAAGCTTGTTCCCTGCCTTTGAGCCTAAAGGTTCTCTTGATAAGTGGAAAGAAACTATAGAGTTCTGGAATCGGGACGGGTTTGAGTTGTACCAATACGTGACGGGTATTGGCTTTGGGTCTGTACTTATGGAGTTTGCGAACGTTAACTGTAGTGCGCTTCACCTACACAGTAAGGCGTCAGGGGTAGCTAAGACTACTGCTATGGCTGCTGCGGTAAGTGTGTGGGGAGATCCATCTTACTTAGTAATAAAACAAGCGGATACCTTTAACAGTAAAATGAATCGTGGTGAGGTGTACCACAGTTTACCGTGGGCTATTGACGAGATAACGAATATTGCTCCTAAGATGGCTTCAGATCTCTTGTATCAATTTACAGATGGTATGCAGCGAAACCGAATGTCTCAAAACGGTAATACGGAGCGTGTACGTGGTAGACCTTGGAAGCTTATGGCAGTTACTACAGGCAACACCAGTATCATAGAGCGGGTATGTCTGGCTAAAAGTATGCCCAAAGCTGAAGCTGCAAGGGTACTAGAGTGCTATGTACCAGATATTAAAAACCGTTTCGCAAACAAGAAAGAAACAGATACTTTTGAAGAGAATCTAAAAGCTAATTACGGGCATGCAGGGATCGTGTTTATCCAGTGCATAATGAACAATCTTGAGGAAGTGCAGCGTTGTTGTCGTGAAGTACAGGAGTATGTAGATACTAAAGGTGGCCTTACTGCTGAGAATCGTTTTTGGTCTGCCCAAATATCCTTCACCATAGCAGGTATTATATGGGCCAAACGTGCAGGGTTAATTGATTTTGACGTTAGTAAGATATTTAAGTGGGCTTTAGAAGTACTACTACCCCAGAATAAAAACAGTAGTATCAGTATTGATGCTTCTGTATTCGATATTATGAATGACTTTTTCAGTGAGCATTTTGGCAACATACTTCAAATTAAAAGCACTCACGATAATCGTAAACTACAAGACAATGGGTTAGATGTACATGTAGTACCTGATGTCACAGCTAAAGGTAGGTTGGTGGCACGATACGAGACTGATACACAGAAGTTTTTTGTTGTACCTAAGATACTGAAGGCGTGGTGTGGAGAGCAACAGATAAACTATAACGATTTAGTTAAGCAGATAAAGGAGCATTGTGAGGGTAAACGTATGAAGGCGAGACTATCAAAAGGTACTAGCTTGAACCTGCCTCCAGCCGATGTATTAGTGATGAAGTTTGCAGTAGGTACAGATGACAGTACTACGGAACTATGATCTATACCCGGATGGTATTAGGATAACTGTAGAATGGAGTGCAATGCAGGTGGGTACTTCTATATTTATCCCCTGTATCGACACTGAAAAAGCTAAAAAGCAGGTGAAACAAGTGTTTTTAGAGCGCGAATGGCAATTTTTAGCCAAAGTACGGGTAGAAATGAGGCATTTGGGAGTACGGGTATGGCGAATTGTGTGATAGCATGTATTAGACGGTTCGGTATTAGACGGTACTGAGTTGTCTAAGAGAGCATTCTCCAAAGTGCCTCCCTAGCCCCCCTTAATTGGGGGGTTTTTAATTTACAGGTGCCATAGTACTAACATTCCTATCCATCTCCTCAGCTTCCCTTCTCCTATCTTGGTCGATAAGATACCCCCTCATAGCTTTAGGTATTTTGACTCCATCAGCCATACCTGTTTTACGTATTGCTTCTCTCGATCTCTTACTTCTAGATATATTACCTTCGGTTATTCTATAACCGGGGAATTTGCTATGGGTATT